TGGGCTATTGCAGCCTTGATTTGGTCCTTAGCGGGACCGCCGTACAAAGAGTCCAGGATTGAATCCCAAGCGGTGGTCGGGCTATCCCCAACCCCACTCAGGGTTGTTTCGAGCAGCCTCTCGATAGCCTTGTCATACGAGCCAAGTTCCCTGGCTAGGGGGAGAAGCCTATCACCGTAGGTCCTGATGACGGTGGCGGCGGCCTGCTCCAATTCCTTAGCCATTCTGGCGGTGGTTACAGTCTCTCTGTAAAGCTCGGGGTCCATCCACGCCTTGGCGCGGAGCCTCTGCAACCCTCTCGGGTCCAGGAGGAAGTCATACAGGTCACGCGCTATAAGACCACGGGTGGACAGAGAGGCGGGTTCACCTGCCAGTGATTCCACACCACGGAGGGCGCGGTTGGTCAGGGTGTTTGCCCGTGACTTGAAGAAGTCACTGTTCCTAACCATGGACTTTACGCCGCGTTCAGCCGAAGAGAAGAAGGTCTTGGCACGCGTCAAGTCACGATTAAGTCTGGCGAGCTTCCCGTAGTCATCCACTGTTGCTATATCATAAATGGAGACAATCTGCCTACGAACGTCAGCAGGAATGTCGTCCCAGGTCACGAGGTCACCGAACCTGTTCAGCATCTCCTCACCAAGGGAGCCACCTATGGCCTTGAATACCCCAGACGGAGGACGCTCGTTTATGGCCCGTACCACATCTATATCCCTCCCTGCTGCTTTTGCCTCCTTGGTGAGTTGCCTAGCCAGAGAGTCAAGCGCACGAGAAGTGGATTTGTCTACAGTGCCAGCCTCCATGGCCTTCTGCGCAAGCTCTATAGCCTTGGTACGTGCCTGTGACTCAGGCATGGTCAAGGCCACCTCACGGAGGTTTTTGGCCTTATCATAGTCGTCGTACCTGAATATCTTGGCCCGATTAGCGGCGAGCTTCTTCTTGGCCTCAGGGAGGATTGAACGGGGGACTGCGATCTCGTCGGTCAAAGCAACGAGATCTTCAGGGAGGTTCTGAGCCACAAGCCTCATGGTTGCATCGACACGATCCTCTGGCAGCCCAGCCTTACGGAGAGCACCAGCAAGGCTCTCAACAGTGGTGGGCTTCTCGGACCGGAGGATAGTCTTCAAGGCGCGCTGCTGGTCATCAGTGGCCCCCACCTTCCTGGCTGCCTTACGCGCAAGGGAAGCCCCAAGAGCGGGGTCGTAGTTGCCCATGACGGCTGCGCGGAGTTCAGACGCTGTGGCACGAGCAGCATCGAGTGCGTCCTGTGCAACCCTGGCTTCCTCAGTGGCTCGCATAAGGGAAGCACCGGGTTTAGCCCCAGCTTTGGCGGCGGCCTTCTCAACAGTCAGGAGTTTGGCGCCGGCAACCTTGTTAGCCACGTGTGCTTCGTGAAGAAGCTTCTCTGCCTTGGTGAGAGCCTTGTACTGCCTGAGTTTGGGTCCCAATCTGGCAAGGTCCGCAGCGAGTCCCCCTCCGTATCCCACGGCACTAGCCGCCAACTCAGGGCCTGCGGGCATTACAAGCTCCACAAGTAGACCTGATAGATAGGCGTGGTCAGGGTTGCCCGTGTTGGCGAGGTACCACTGAGCCATATCTGGCATATCAAGGAATTCGTCGCCCCAAGTGCGGCCCTTGGCTACCCCCTGGAAGATTCGCTTCTTCCAGTCTTCCGTGTTGGCGTCTACCACACGGCGCTGTTCAGGGTCGAAGGTTGACGTCTTCTTCTGGGTTCTGGTTGATGGGACACCGAATGTCGGGACCGCGAAACCAAACCTGTCAGGGAGTCCGACTTCCTCTCCGAATGCTGATTCGCGTACGACTTCGGGCACGTCGAAGGCAACACCCACGACTCCTGGGATGCCCATTGACTCGCGCCATTGAGCCAAGGCGTAACCCCAGTCATCCGGATCCTTCGGGAACCCTCTCTCGTCGACTTCGTATCCAAGGGTGCGGAAGTAACCCTCCGCTGCGGCTGCTGAACCCCAAGAGAGCAAGGAGCGCAGGCCGCCAGCAAGCTCTGTCTCGATGACTCCCCGGCCCTCAATATCGGGCTGTTCAAATGCCTGCTGTACTATTGAGCCCGGATAGTCATAGAAGGGCGTCTCTCCATAATATCCCTTCTCACGAGCAAGCTGCTCCCGGTATAGGGCCTGCTCCTGTTCACGCGCAGAAGCCTCCGTGAGAACCGGCTGCAGGGCAAACGCCTCTACGAATTCCTCCCATCCGGTGGGGGTTCTGTACTTACCAGTCTCAGGGTCCTGTGTCATGCGCTCCACACGGGTTTCGAGGTCAGCTACGTCAAAACCCTCAGGGAACTGCTCATACGGGGCGTATTCAGCATCGAGGTCCAGCGCAGCAGGGACCTTATAGGTCAACCTCTCGCGGACTTCGGTGGGGCGGAATGGACCGAAGAAGCCAGGGGTACGAGGCTCTGTCACACCGGGCTGGACCATCTTGGACCTCTGGCGCTCCTGCTCCTTCGCGAGCCGTGCCTTGACCCTCTCCTCTTCTTCGAGCACAGACCCGATGATCCCGGTGGGAGTGGCGGCGGCCACCTCTTCCCCGGCAGCCTTGGTGATAGCTTCCTCAGCAAGCGCCTGGGTGGCACTACCAGGAAGAATATCCACCACGGCGCGGGGAGGTGCCTCCTTGATTAGGGGGGTTGCTGTCTCTTGAGGGGCAGCAGCAGGAGGCGGGATAATATTCTGCTCGCGCAGAATCCCAATCACCTTCTCGTCTGAGAAGTCATCAGGGAATTCATAGATGACGCCATCGATCTCGAATTCAGCCACCGGTCACCTCTTCCATGCGGCCCGTAACCGGGTTCCACTTCTTGCGGGTTGGTGGTTTGGGAGCGGGAGGGGGCAAGGAAGGCCCTTCCGGTGCCTCGGGTTGCGTCTTGGGCGGCTGGTAGGGAGGCAGTGGGGCTCCACCTCCAGCGACGCTCTCGATGGACTCGAAGGCCCTTCTCATACGTGGGCTGGGGTCATCCCTGCGGACTGCCGTGAAGGGGATCCCATCCCGCATCACCATGTAAGAGTCACCACTTGGTGTCTTCCTATATGACAGCTTGGGGTCATTGGGGTCAACGATCACGCCGTTGGCAACAGAGCCCGAAGGGGTTGCAGCGGGAGCAACAGTGTCAACCCCTTCGGGCTCATCAGTCTTGAATTGAATTTGCCGGATTTCAGCAGCTTCACGCTTGGGGCGCTCGATGTCTATGCGCCTCTGGCGTTCAAGAACAGATTCGGGGCTCATGACTATCTTGGCTGCTGATGGGGCAGTTTCAACCTTCTCGGCGACTCGCATTGCCGCCTCGCGGGCTTCCTCAGGCGTCTTGCCCATGGCCCGGAGGCGGGCGTACTCCTTGGCGGGGAAGGCCATCGTAGCCTGTTCGCGACGGAGGTCCTCTACGGCTGCTACCTGCTCTCGTTCCATCTGAGTGGTGACGTCGCGAGCGATGTCAGCTTCCCGCTTCATGGCCTCTGCACGCTGCCTGCGGAGGTTCTCTTCCCTCTTGCGGGCCTCTTCATCCTTGCGCGCCATCTCACGCATTGACGGATCCTGCTCGGGACCACCAGCCTCCCAATAGGCCATCACGAAGGATATGGCATCCTCCTGTTCCTTGCCCTTGATCCCGGCCTTAGCCAACTGACCACGAATCTTGTCGACAGACATAGACTCGCCACGTCTGTCCAACATCATCGTGTAAGAGGTGACTATGTTCTCAGCGCGGGTAGAAGGCTCTATGGCTCGGTCTTCTTCAATGGCCTTCTTGTATCGTTCTGCCGCCCCGAGGTAAACCCCATAATCGGGAGACTGCTGGTATTGGACGTATTGATTCTTCCACGCGTCCGGGGAATCCCGATCGTAGAAGGTGTAGCCACGTGCGGTCAACTCTCGACGGAGGAATTCCTGCTGAGGGTCATCATATGCATCGGCAATCTTGGAGCGTTCTCTATCCAGGGTGGCGAGCCGCTTACGCGAGTCAAGGACCTCCTGCTCAAAGTCCGCACGCTGGTCATTGCGATACGCCTTCAACTGGCGTGCACGCTCGTAAATGTCTCTCTCGATCCCGGCAGGAGGTAGGTCACCAGTAAGGCGCACCGTCTCCAAGGCAGCGTCGAGAGCCTCATCCTCAGTCGCGTACTGCGAGTCCTCAAGGAGCTTGGCACGCTCTGTAAGACCGGCCTCCTTCAACATTGAAGAAGTCATCTTCCTGTTGTCGGCCTCGGCCATCCCCTCGAATCCACCACGGATACCGGAGGGACCAGCGAAGAATGCCGCCTCCTGGGCCTCCTGTGCTGCTCTCTCGGCCTCAGTGATTGCCTCTTGCTCCATGGCGGTGAGGCCACCGACGGTTACAGTCTTGACAGTATCAAGCCTGGAACGAAGTTGGGATACGTCACCGGGAGAGACACCACGCTTCGTTGCCTCTTCGAGGATGGCTCTCTTCCTCTGGGGAGTCATACCAGCAGAACCGGCGATCTCCTGCACAGCGGCTAGTGCGTAGTTGCCACCAGTCAAATTGGGGTTACGAAGGCCAGCAGGGAGTTTGGCTGCCTCAGAAGCACGGGCGGTGGCCCCTGCCCTTGTCTCTTCTATAAGAACCTTGGTTCCTTCCATCTGAGAGATAAGCTTGGCAGCGGTGGAATAGTCCACGTCTTCTGCGCGGAAGATATCCTGCAGCCCAGCAAGAGTCTGGCGTTCCTGTCCAATGAGAGAGTCCAAATACTGGACCCTATCCTGTTCAGCTTCTATTGTGGTGCGGATCTGGTCTACACGGTATGCAGCCGCCGCCGCATGAGCGTAACGCTCTATGTAGTTCATCCTGCGTCCAGTGGGTGTAGCCATCAGAAGCCTCCAGTGGAGAAACGACCAAAGGTGGGACCACCACCGCTGTACTGGTACATACGAATCAAGTCCTTCGTCTGCTGAGCCTGGGCTTCAAGCTGAGCGGCCTGCATTTCAGCCGCCTGCGCCTGCCCAGCGACCTGCATTCCACCCTGGGCACCAGCCCCAAGTGCACCACCAACGGCCCCCCAGATGGCAGCCGTACGTGCGGCTTCTGCTTCCTTCTGCTGGGTGCGCATGGCCTGCATGCGGGCCTCCTCCGCCGCTGCCTCGGCGGCCTCTGCCTGCTGGACTAGGACATTCTGCTGCTGGCGCATACCGCGTTCGGCCTGCGCCTGCGCCTGCTCCTGGAGGAATATGTCACGACCCGATACGGCACCACCAAGACCACGGGCGGCGGCCTGCTGTAGGGCCGTAGCCTCCAGTTCACGTTGGGCACCTGCCTGTTCGGCAAGGAACTGCTGCTCCATGCGGCCACGTTCCTGCTCAGTTAGTCCCAACTGTCCGGTACGCCTACGCTTCTCCAGATCCGCAAGCTCTCGCTTCTCGGCATCGGTGAGCATCATCTTCTTGGCAGCACGGGCTTGGCCGATACCTGAGATTCCGGCACCGAGAGCACTAGCCCCCGCCATAATTCCCATTGCAGCAAGCGCAGAGATAGGCATGTGGTTATCTCCTTAAAAGTAGAAGGCTTCGAGGGCGATGCCCCAATTTACAATCCCGCACCTGTCGGATAGAGAATGTATGGCTAGACCGAACGACAAGGTGGCAGGGGAGGATATTGTATTCCCGAAGGTTCCCTGTTTGGCACCGTATCCGGCCCCAGCGGGGAATGGACGTTCTATGCCAATAGGGTATCCAGACGCTATTCCGTATCCGCTATTCCGAGTCTCTTGACACCGGTATCGGGAACTATAGGCATTCCCCGAAGAGAATCCGGAACCCCTGTATGGGACCACATAGACCCGACGCTCAGCCTCAGGAACCTGATAGGTTGCCGTGCTCTGGTCCTTACCATTCTCCAGTTCCCACCAGTAGTGGAACAGTATCTTCGCGTCTTGTCTCACCGCGATGGTTATGGCCGTCTGCGGGAAGGGATGGAACGCTACGGAGTCCTGGCGGCCATTCCCTGACAGGTACTTGGTGGCGAATTGCATCTTGACATTCGTGCCGCCTGCCCACTGTCCGCCCTGGTATCCGGTAACACCGTGCTGCAGACCTGAGAAGGGTTCGTACATCGGGGGCTGGACGTGCCGGGTCTGAATCCACTTACTGGATTCGAAGTCCCCTGCAACAATTCCTCGATGCAGGTATACACGGAGAGCATCTTCGTTGCCCTCGATATCGGCAGACGTAACGATAGTGCCATCTGCGAAGGTATTGGGGGGAGTATAAGCCATCAGGCAGTCCTCATTACAAGTGCCTGGATACTGCCTGCCTGCTGGTCAATACGGGCTGATCCTGCTACCGAGTCATTTCTCAGCAGGTAATTCACACCACCCTGGTTACGGGCACCGAATGGACCAGAGAACACCACGCGGACTCCATACACGGTTATCGAGGTACCTGACCTCTTGTAGTGCCAAGCCCCATCGACGGACGACCAACCCACCGGGAAGTTGATTGGCGTCCCTATCTTGCCCTCGTCACAGAGAGCACCGGTCTCAACGACTGACTGGATCACTGAGGTGGCAGAACAATTAGTGAGGGTGTTCCCTCCACGAACCCCGGTAACAACTGTGTTGAAGTCACCCTGACCGGGCACATTCACCCAATTCGTCAGGGTGTTGTCGGTCACGTCCCACTGGAGCCAGAAGGCCCAACATCCGTACCCTGAGAACACGTTGTCGGTTCCACCACCAATCTTCGGGAAGGTGAAGTACAGAGCCCCTCCCTCCCAAGGCTGTGACCCCTCCCAACGTGGGCGCACACTCAGGTCCCAGTACACCCGGAGTATGTCGTCGATCTCAAGGGTGAATCCAAGGGGGCCGAAGGACAGGTGGTCCGGGTTGGAAGTAGAATTCAGCACAACATGAGGTGAAGACCCGGTGGTCTGCCCTGTGAACGTGTGGTAACTCGCGTGCTTCCACTCGTTCCAACCGATAGAGTCCACGGCCATATCGGGCGCAAGCCAATCAGCATTCCCCATCTTGAAGTGGGGGAGATCAAATGCTCCATCGCGCACGTTGAAGGCGTTCAGGGCACCCGTCTGGGAGAACTGCGTGAAACGGTCATTCAGAGACGCTGCTGTGATGTCGTCCCCATCCTGAATGGTGGGCTCAGTAAGGCGGCTCATCTGTACCTCGCTATCGCAATCCAGCGGTTGTTCCACAAGTGTGCGTATGGCACTCTATCACCACCAGAAGTGTTGGTAGCCGCGTCCTGGCTCTGGGACGTGTCCTTCCACTGGAATGACACAGACAGATCACCAGATGGGAACAATTGGCTACCGAATATGCGGGACTGTTGGTGATACGCCGCGCCTCTGCGTTCAGCCATATTGACCCCATTCACCAGTATTCTCATACTTATATAATTCGGAGTGCCGGGCTTCCCGTCGTTTATACCATAGCAGAAGATGTTGTTGGCATATACGTTGGCGCTCCACTCAATGAATAGTGATCCGCCCTTGAATCCAGAGAGTGTGGTCTCCAGGATCGTACGCCACCCACCGGCAGCAGTCTGAATTGTGGAGGAGATCCACGCTGAGGACCCAACCCCAGTGTCTTGTTCATTCTCCTGTTCAAATCCACCACCGCTCGGTGACTGCCACACTTGATGCAAGGCGTTGGGGGCCATATATGATTCGTCTACCCAAGCAGACGGGATTTGGCTCCTGTCAACCGTGGTGATAGATGACTGCTGAACCCGGATCTCGTCGTTGATAAGGTCCGGGCTTATACTCCTCCCGACGCGGGATTCGCTGTTAGTCCACTTCTTCATGCCCGCACCCCCGCAACAACCCGAGTGCCCTTAGTGGTCCACTCGTATTCGTAGCCGACCAGCACAAGGTCCTCTGTCGTCTCGATCTCGAAGCAGAACCAAGCTGCGCTCATGTGGGCCACACTGAATCTTAGTGGAACAAGCCTATCGTTACGGTACTGTCCGGTGCCCAGTATTGTAGTATCAAGGGTGGGCTGCGGCGTGGAGTCTGGAGACTGAGCCGTGTAGGTCTGCTCAGTCACTGGGATGAGAGAGAAGTCCTTGTAGTGACGCATCGTGACCTTGGGGAGGCCAGTGGTCATAACCCAGACAGTGACGTAGGACACCTGCTTCTGCATTTGTGGGTCGTCTGCAGACCACCATGCTGACCTGTACACTGATGTGGGGGGGTCGGCATAAGAGAACACAGGGGGCTGCTCTCCAGTGACAACCATTCCCATTGACCTCTTCGCGCTGATTACGAACAAGCCTCTCTCTGAATTGGGGGTGGTGTCCTCTGAGCCCGTATGGTGCCCAAACACCATCGTTCCGTCGTACAGGGTGGTTATGGACCCGACCGGGAATCCAACACGCGTTGTCCACGGCGATATGCTATCAGCATTGGGAAGACGGTCTACGTGCAACACAAGGCCCAAGGAGGGCCGGTCTTCACCGTCTACAGGGACATACACTTGGTATTCCCTATTCTGTGCTGAGTAGGCGGATACGGCCTTCGCGTGGCAATCAGGAGTTATACGGCCAATCAGTCCATCCTGGCGCTGAGTCAGGTTTATGACTTCGTTAACCGCACCACCCGTCAATCCGCCAGTAATAGCGTATACCCCGTCCTCAGCGAGGAACACCACACCAAGCCCAGGCACTGACTGGATCGAATGTGGGGCCTTGCAGGTGACGTTAGATACCAGCGTGGTGGCTGTGAACCCGTTTGCGTAGTCACCCTGAACCACGTCTATTCCCTTCTCGCGGAAGACAAGAAGGGTGTTATAATTGCTGAAGAGTGCGGTGACACCACCATTCTCTGCGCTCAATTCAACGAATGCGTCGGCGGCGAACTGTTCTATCAGTCCCACCGTGGAGAAGTACAACGTGCGGGAGTCATCAATCCCACCATCAAGGAACAGGCACCCGTTGAACAGGGCACTGAACCGTGCCCTGGGGGCAGGGAGAGGTCCAGTGGCTATCTCCGGTGCGGGCTGTCCAAGATTGGCGGTCCGTACAGCGTCGAAGAACAACTCCTCAACGTTGTTCCTGACCACATCTATGAAGTACAGGGTCGTGTCCCCTGGGGACACATAGTCATCAGAGTAATTGGTGGTCCTATAAACCTTCCGGGCCACAGTCCCTCTGGGTCCGGTTGGGATCCCAACAGCACAGGCATGACGGAAGCCCTCTGCGTTGGCTTCTAGCGCCCACGCAGTTGTTCCAATCGTGGAGGTGGGTCCTTCGGATCCCGTGTCGGTGATGTAGCTCACAGCCCATCCGAAGATGGCCTGCTGGTCACCGTCTGACCCCGACTTGTTGTTCGCGAATCCAAGACCCCAACGCCCACCATCAGGGATGGAATTACCATCTGCGGGACACCACAGGGTCACAGCACCATTGCCGCTCGCCTTCGGGGGGTTCGGGAATGGAGGCGGGGGGGTGGGCTTGACGTTGGAGGGCTCCGGGGGGATTGGGAGCCCTTCAAATCCGAGGGGGCGAATAGTCTGAGCAGCCGCCGCCGCGAGGTTTGAGAACGATGGGAGAGGCCATGGGCGCACAATGACAGGGCGGTCCACCCCATTGGTTATTATGGTTCCATAAGCTGTGTCCGTGAACCACGCCCCGGACTCAGTGGTTGTGGGGATATGGCGATTTGAAGCCAGGGTGACAACGGTGTCCGCCGACCCGTCTGCTTCAAACAGCAGTTTGAGGTTGCCTCCCTCCTCGTACAGGATCGACTGGCGTGCCCCACCTGCCAATCCCTGCCGCACGTGAAGCGAATAGATTGGCCCATCTGCGCCGAATGGGGTCCAAGTCGTGGTGTTTACCACGAACGGCTCGTAACCAACCCTGGTGCTCCAGCCTCCAGTGTCCCTGTCTATTGTCAGGTTCTCTGCGCGCCCTGCATTTTGCGGTACCTGGGGCAACTTCGTCTCGAAGCCACCTGCAAGCGGGGTCTGGTAGACGTTCTGTTTAATGCTACACCTCCTGTATGATAGACATACAGAGCCTCACGAGAAGGTGAGAGGGCCGAAGGGATTGCGTATGAATTTGTAACCAGCAGTAGGTGTTCCCTTCACTATCCTGCGCGGAACGGCCTTCAAATAGGTCTGTTCCATGGCCCTGTACAAGACGTCCTTCTTGCGCTGGTAGACCGCACTTAGGGCTGGGTTATCCACCTTCAAAGTCAAATTCTCCAGGGCAGCGAACGCTATCAACTGTGCGTATGCGTGTGGAATCAGGGGGGCGTCCTGGTCTTCCTGGAGCTTGGGAGGGTTGATGACCATACGGACATCAAGTTCCTGGTCCGCAGATGGGTGCGGATAAAGCTGGATGGCCTGATAGGCAGCCGATTGGTTCCACCGATACCGTATGCTCGACGCCTGGAATTTCTGCGAAGACAGGTAGCTAAGTTCGAGACGGGGCAGCAGCGTGATACCAGTGAAGAGGGGGTTATCAGGAGGGACGGTGTCAACCCCGGTAGGTACCCCGGTGGGCTCCAGGGGCTCTGTGTGTCTGATACGAGTTGGGGCTTCTATCCCGGCTTCGGGGCAGGTGAAGTAGTACCTGCGCCACAGACCAGTCTGAGGATCAAGGGGTTCCGGCTTGAAGGACAGGGTCTCAGTGCTACCAAGTGAGAAGGTGGCTACCTTGGAGAAGGCTGATTCAAACCCGTCGCTAACGTCCTTGGGGTACACCTCGAAGTTGGTTGCATTTGGACCAATCACGTTCACCATGTAAACATTAATGGTCCTAATGCCCTGCCCAGCCCCGGCTACAACGGATATTCCGCGTGCAGAGTTTGGGGCTGGTACCACAACACCAGATGACGGCAGATAAGCTTCTATTGTCCCCAACAGTTCAGGGTCAAGGTTGGCATCTTCTCGTTCCCACTTGCTGAGGAACAAGGATTTGGCCGGAATTCCAACTGATGGGTCGCCAACATTCTGTACGGTCGTGCAATCAGACGGCAGGCGAACTTCACGCCGCTTCAAAGTCGCGGTATACGCCCCAGTTATTCCCTCAAATGGACGGTCAAGGTAAGCCTCTGTGGCGGATTTGACCCAGGTAATCATGTGGATTGAGGTTTTACCACCAGAATCCGTGACTTCAAGCACAGAAGTCGTAAAGTTAGACCCAGGCTTAACCGGGTCTGTGCTCACCGGAATGCCGATTCCAGTTATGAGGTCGGACCCACCAGTGAAGTTGAAATTGAAGGTGGTATCAGTCCAGACTATGAGCTTCCGCTCCTTCATGGCGAACGGCCAAGGGCGGTCTGTCAGAATTCGTGTCTGGGCGTCATTGAGAATAGAAACAAGCTGGGATCGGTACGTCGAGTTCGTAGGGTCGTAGTCTAGGAGATTTCCAACGAAGTCTATCAAGTGACCAAGATTCACGACGTACTCCTTATGGTGGGAGGCCCCCACCCGCCGTCTGCCTCACCTGGACAGTACCGGTCGGATGGGGGCCTGTGTGCTCCCTGGGAAGGGAGCAGCGGAGAGTCAGAAGGACTTGCGGACCACCACGCGAGCCGTCACCGTGCCAGCGGCAGGGGCGATGGTCTCAGCGAGGACGCCACACACCGGCTGGGCGGAGCCAGCAGCGGCGAGGTCGGCCACACCAACAGCGTTGGTGATCTGGAGCAGGGTGCCGATGGCGTTGCCTGCACCACCATTGTCGGACACCTTGGCGTTGCAAACACCGCTGATGCAGACCTTGACCTCCTGACCGGCAGCCGTGGTTGCGCTCAGGGCGACACCATGCGGGGTGCGGACGGGGCTGGAGTTACCATCAGCCTTGAAGACACCGAGGGTGACGTCGCCGTCAGCGGTGGCCGCGAAGTCGAAGGCAACCCAGTCACCGATGGCGATGGGCTCCTGGGCGATGAAGATCTCAGTCTGCCGACGGTTCCCGGTAGCCGTGGACTCGCCAGAAGAGAGGAACTGAATGAGAGTGGAGTCAGCCATTGGATCAAGCCTCCGCGTCGATGATGATGGAATGGGAAGCGAGGTGACCGGTCACAAGCTGCATCCGACAGAACACCATGGCGGCCTCGGTGGCGGTGCCAGGGACAGGCATCATATCCGAGACGTTGAAGAAGCCGTCGGTGTCCACGTACAGCTGGAACTGGTCGGAGGACAGCAGGTAGGCGGAGACAGCCTTCGCACCCATGCCCGACGCCCCGTTCGCCGTGAAGCCCATGTTCGGGTCCACGTAGATGCGGGCACCACGGTAGGTGGCAACCATGGTCTGGTTCAGACCGTCGCGGTCACCGACGCTGATGTACTGGATGCGCTGGTCCATGAGGTTCAGGAACGCAGCATAGAAGCTCGGGGACACCAGCATGATGTCGGGGGTCGTACCAGACGGGTTGTAGATCTGCGTCTGGATGAACGCCTCATCGATGTGGCTGAGAGCCAGCGTGCCACCAGCATCCACGAACTGGTTGAACCAGTTCTGCGAACGGTAGGTGGTCTTCGCGAGGCCACCGACAGTGTTCAACTGGGAAGCCTGGGCAACGCCCTCCAGCCAACCGGTGGTGTTCGCAGCGACGAGGCTGGTGCCGTTGCCGTTCAGGGTCTGCAGCGTGGTGATCTTGCCCGAGTCACCGATGAGGATCTGCTTGCTGACCTCCTTCTTGAGGGACAGCATCACGTTCTTCATCTTGGACTCAAGGATGTTCACGACAGCGAGGTCACCCTTGTTGGCGGCCTTCTCGACGGCGCTCAGCACGATCGGCTGGGTGAAGTTCGAGTACTCGAACTTGGCCGTCTGGAAGGGGTCGGTGACGGCCATCGAGACGGGCTCGAAGCCATTCGACAGCTCGGTTATGGAGCTGTGGTCACCGAAGATGACGGGCTGCTCCACGCGGGAACCACCGGACACCTTGATCAGGTTGCCGTGCTCCTCAATGGCGCGAACGAGCGGGTGGGCAAGGAAGGAGTTGTCCACGAGCTTGTCGCGGAGCAACTGCAGCGTGGTCGAAAGGACCGACTGGGGAGCCATTTTGGCCTCCTATGGGGAATTTGTGTCTACGGTTTGGGGGCGTATCCGACAACCGGGTGCCACAAAGCCGTAGGCTCCACATAAGGGGTGGCCCACGTACTACATGGTATTATACCACCCGAGTATCAGGGTTGCAATGTCAACGGTTGCGGTTCATGGACTGGGCGAGGGCCAACAGGTCCGAGTTGCTCATTCTGCGGATGGCACCACGGTCCGGGACACCACCAGGGGTGACCTTGCGGGAGTTGCCCGTCCCCTTCAACGCCGCTTCCTTCCGGGCAGCACGGCTGGCCTTCTGACGCTGCTGGTCCTCCGCACGCTGGAACTTGGCCTGCTTGCCCTTCGCGGCCCAGTATGCAGTCTCCAGATCGAGGCTGGTGTTGTTCTCCAGAAGGTGCTGGACCTCCGACCGGAGTGCCGTCTCGGTCTCGAATTCGGGGTGCTCAGCAAGGAAGGATTTGTAGGAATCCTCAGCCTGCATGACCTCGTATTCCTGCTGCATAGGCTCCAACACTTCACGGAGTCGGCGGGTGACCTCTGCCTCGATGCGGGCCTTGACGGTGTCCTCATTGAAGGGGTCGTACTCGGGAACCTCCCGGTCCTCAAGAGTCTTGGCTCCCTTCATAAGGGCCTCACGTTCACGCAGGAACTCCTTGCGCTGCTCGGCAATCTCCTGGGTCTTGCGGGTGTAGTCGCCCTGCATGTTCTTCATCAGTTTGGCGATGTCGGGTGGAACCTGCTTGATGGCGTCGTTCCAGGACAGGGAACGCTTGCGAGGGGCGTCTCCCTGGGCCTCGGGGGCCTCTCCGTTGGCTTCTGAGGTTCCGCCCTCATTGAGCCCAATGTTGTGGTCCTCGGTGGAAGGAGAGGCCACAGAAGAGGCTTCCTGGCTGGTTGCCTCAGCCAACACAGTCTCAGCCAGTGACATAATGTTGGGGGAATTCGAGGTTGCGGTCAGTGCAGAATCGGGAGTGGTCACTGTGGACTTCCTTATTTGATTGTTGCGATCGGGGTTCCGACGCGGGAATACCAACCCCTGTTGAACCCAGGGGCGGTGACGAATTGGACAGGGCGTCCAAACAGTCTCGTGCCAAGATCAAGCACGGAGACATTCTGGATGCGTCCAATAATGAATGTTCTCCACCCAGGGAGAGACCCCGTGGCGGAAGCTGATTGAGGATCCACGTACAAGTGCAAGTAGGTGGTTCCGTTTTTGTCACGCCAAATGGCATGCGGGTTACCGACGCGCTGGCCGTACTTCCCGGTTGTTCCTTCCTCCTGCCACTTGTCATTGTAGAAGAAGGAGACAGGCTGTTTGTTCTCGATGGCGGCCTTCAATTCCTTCATAGGGTCCCCACCGAAGCGGGACACGTATTTGGATGCCCGCGTCTTGGGGATAACTGAAGGTCTGGCGACCCCAAACCCGAATGCCTTCTTCAACCTGCCAAGTATGCTGGTGTATGCCATTGTGTCAACTCACACAGTACACCTCGGGTCTCTTCTTCTTATGTAAGAGACCCGAGGTGTAGTTGATTATCGAGACATCCTGGAGGCGAAATCGAACTCTTCACCGCCACCGGGCATGGGTGCTTCAACACTGATCTCAACCTCTTCCTCCTCGGGAGCAGGCATATCGAGGAACTCCTTGAAATCCTTGTCTCTGGCAAGCTCAGTCAGGAAGGCGGTGAGAGAGGTGAGGCCAGCCTCGTCCCGTATCTCAGAGAGAGGTATGGGAAGTGAGACACCATAGTCGGTGGCTGCGGCCTCAATCATAGCGAGGAAGCGCACGAGGTCCGGATCCAACTCGGTGGTGGGCTCGGTGTACTTCTCGGGCACCACATCCATGCCCATCACCTTGGCGACAGAAGCCGTTGCCTTGGCAAGGGCATCCAGAACCTTGATGTTGATGGGCTTCTCAAACGGGGGCATGAGAGAGGCCAACTCGTCCCCGATCATGGCGTCAGCCTCGTTGGCTGCCATGAGCAGGTCCTCAGGTATGTCGTTGGTCATGGGGGTTGAGGGTCCGTATTCGATAGGCATGGTTACACTCCGGGGAATGGGAGGACGGGCATCTGCTGTTCTGGGACTGTGGATTCAGCCCCAGGTTCAGGCATGGGTTCAGGCGGAGGGGCGGGGACAGCGAGGTTCTCGGGAAGCTGGAAGACTCGCACTATCTCTTCGAGGATGATCCTGGGGTCGGCCCCAAGTTGCACCAGTATGGGGGCGAGGCGTTCGAGAGACTGCTGTTTGGCGAAGTCGCTCATGGGGGTGGTGCCCTGGTCCACGGCCCAATAACCGAAGTCACCAGTCAAGTCGTCTGCGGACAGGATGGTGGGTCCAACGGGGTTGGGGAGAGCCAGAGGCTCCGCATCATCACCCAGCACCACAGACAACATCACGTTGTAGGTGTGGGCCACAGCAGTTATGGCTGCATCACGGGTCCGCGCCATCCTCGACACTTCGCTACTGGTGTATGCAGCAAGGAGGTTCTGCTCAGTTGCGGTGGACTTGGTGACCTCGCCCCGTGTGAATGGAGCCAGAAGGCCCGCATCGGCTATGTCCCCCTGGATCGTGAGGGCGTACGCGGCTATGTCGCCTGGGATGGGTGCCTGTGGGGCAGGCATGATGTTCCCTTCAAGGGGAGTCCCAGGAGGGAGGTCCACCTCGATTATCTCACCATCGATGCCCTGGGTGAGCTTGGCGGCTGCGTCCTCAGACAGGAACCCAGCCCTCATGAGCCACTGGCGGGCCATGCGCCGCACGCCCTGTGCCTGATAGGTCCGCATGACGTTCATTTCCCTGAACTGGTCTGCAGACCTATGAATGAGGCTGTATCCACGGAGAGGGGTATCAGGGTCACGAGAGAAGTATATCGGTATGACAGGTATGACCGGGCGGCCACTTGCGGACTTGTAGGGGATCCCAGTTGTCTCATGCTGGATCTCTCCCTCAGGGGTCTCAGACTCGGCATCAGCGTCAGGGTCAAGCGCCCCGACCTGCACCTTGACTCCCTCGAACAGGAACTCCTCCCCATCGGCGTAGTCTGGACTCCACACTAGGAGGTTGTCATCCACTATGTCGTAGACCTCCACGATCCTGATCCACCTGTCAGTGTCAGAAGTGGTGTCTCCCATCATTATGGTGGAGGATCGGCTCGTGGTCCCTGTTACCCCAGCTGCTTCTATCCACTTCGTGTAATTGCGCGTCCGGTAGGCGTCCTCGGGCTTCCCGTACCTCTCCCTTGCCTCAGGCAGTGGCATCAGGTATGTGTGCCCCACGTATCGCTGCTGGTCCCAGGAAGCCGCCGTGGAGTCCACGATGACCTCCCAAGGCGGGAGTGCAGCGCATGAGACACGCTTCAAGGGATCCACGTTCTCTTCTGGGGCGAGCTTCAAGAAGCTGCACGGATATATGAGTGCCAACCGGGTTGCGTCCTCCAGCTGCTCCCGGATGGTGAGCAGATAGCGATTCGCGGTGGCCTGTGCTACTTCCGGGTTGCCCCTATCCCGGATATCGGGCTCGACCCTGACAGAAGGGTTCTTGGCGAACAGGGAACCGAGATAGGACTCCACCACGGCGTATGCCTTGGGGACCTCTGTTCTAAGAATCCCGTCCAGAGAAGGATAGGTCTCGGATTCCCAGAATTCAGTCAGATAAAGCCTACGGTATTCGCGCATCCGATCTCGGCGACTATCCCAGTAGACGTCATGCGTGTTAACTATGTCCCTGATGTGATTGGGTTCAAGCATCTGGAGGTTCCTTCTATTTAGAACGGGAGGGCGGAAGACCTGATTCTTCTTGCGCGGGAGGCGGATATCAGGTCATCGATACGGGTTCTCTGGGAGACTGCTGCTTGTGTTCTCCAAGACGGGGGTATGTCTCGAAGACACCTATAGGCCAGTGCACAGGCCATTGCCGCGTCATCATGACCTCCCTTAGGGGCCTCTGGTGCTACCTTACCTTGTGGGATGGTAAGCGACCGAAGCTCCAGCCACGTGGGGCGATCCAGGATCTGGATGATCTGGAGGGACTCGCGCAGAGTGTCGAAGGCGTCAAGCTTGGATTGAAGCGTTGTCACCCAGGGCTTCCCGGTCTTGGGATTAGCCCACAAGTTGCGGTATCCGCAGGTCGTGGCTTCCAACAAGAACGCATGGCCGTGGTTGTTGGACTCGCCAAGCACGAGGGCTTGGTTGTACCTGGATGCCACCTGAATCACCCTGTGCGCCCATGCGGCAGGAGTGATTCGGTTATTGCGTTCCGTGTAGACCACCTGCCGTGTCGACACGGACACTACGCACAAGGCGGAATAGTCTCCACCAACGCCACCACCGATGTCCACGCCCATGACGTATCTATCGTGTGGGTGTGGAGGCTCTATCTCCCGACCGTGCTGGTTGCCGTGGAGGTTGTGCTCCACGACGTGTATGTCTCCAAGGAGTTCATCCTCGAAGTAGCCTCCCTCTCGGTCAAGGAAGCAATCATCCAAGCAGGCTGGGTATTCGCGGCGGAATTTGTATGAAGACCCGATGCGCTTCTCTGTCCTACGTCTCCAGTGAAGTTGCCCGAGTGACAGGACGTACTCGTCTCGGATACCCTTCTCGTAATCCGTGAGAGAAGCCTCAAAGTCTGCCGGAATCACATCGGGTGAATCACAGTACGCCGGGTGTTCCCACCACCACATGGTTATAAGATGCCAACCGTTCTCAGGCGCACCCCTGATGAGTTGTGAGAAGAAGTCAGCCGGGTTGTCTGCCGTGGATTCGATTATCAACAGCCCGTCACCGACTGCGGCATCTGCCTGTGCTATGACCTCTTCAAGATCGGGTGCAAACGCAGCCTCACTTATGACTGCCGCCACTGGCGTGAATGAGCGCAGCCCGGTGGCAGAACGCGAGGTGAATGACCTTATCGAAGCCCCGGTATCTTCGTATACTATGTTGTTGCGGGCCTTGGTCTTGATTGGACGCTGCAATAGGGCTGGTGGGTCTTCAAGCCATCTGCGGTTGTCGTCCAAGAGCATAGATGCTGAATCCGCACGCATGGACACCACGGCGTGCATGGCGGCATGTGGGGTCGTGTACGCCATGTGGTGCAGGACCATCTTGCACCCGGTTGTGCAGTACACCTGCCGTGCCTTTATGCATGCGATTCTCTTGTGTCCAGCTTCTACAGCCTTAAATATCTTCTCCTGCATAGGTGCCGTGTCCCACGGGATCGGGCGCTTACTGTCCTTGTCCTGAACTTTATGTATTCTCGCGAATAGGTCCAGGTCACCCACAAGCCTGGACACCTTATGCGTCAGTTGCGGCGGCACTGATGGCGGGACGTACGTCACTGGGCAGGCACCATGTTGAGCGCTATATCGAAGTCCTCCAGCGGAACCTCTATAGTTTGGGTCACATGCCCACAGGCCCTACACCTTCTCCTCCTGTACACCATATCCGGGAAGTTTATGGAGAGGTCCCTTATCTTGGGTCTACAGGTGGCCGCCCTTGACGTGGAATGTGAGGGTTGCCTCGTTTCCAGGACCAGCGCCGTATCTTCAAGGCATGCAGGGCATATCATTCTCCATCTGTCCCGGTCATGGGGTCCGGGACCAATGCCAACACGCGGGCAAGTTCCCTGATTGAGGGATCATCAGACTCTTGGGCTCCATGCTGTTCTGCCAGCGTCCTCCTGTATTCCCTTCTATCTGCGACCAACCAACGTGCGGTCTCCGCCTTGTACCGGGAGACAGCCTTGTCGGAGGTCAGCACTTCATTGATGGCATCCAGTGACGGACGGAGAAGGGTCTCCAATTCAGATTCGATGTCCAGCAGGTCTATATTGTTATCACGTGTCGGCAGTGGTGCACCCACACCATCGGTGAGTGTCCGGTTGCCTGCCCTCTGGTCGAGTTCACGCAGTTCAATGGCTGGAAGTTCCAGGGTCACAAGCCCCTTGCCACAAGCTTTGCACTTCCGGTTCCTATAATGGCGCTTATCTGTGCGCTTATTGGCCGGGACCGTTAGAACGACCTTAGTAGGCCCATCACAATGGGGGCAAAGCATCCGATGGACTCCATAAGGGGGTGGTCCTATTTGTCAATACATTATACCACGCCCGGTGTGTGATGCGCCACATAAGCTGCTGTGTTGTGGTGTCAATCCTTGGGATATGTGTCAGCTCACACAGTTGACGTTAGGTGTCCTATCGTGTTATAAATATGAGTGAACCCCGCGTGCTACCAACACCGGGGTTTATGATCGAACCACCACCTAACTGGAGTCCGATATGGACAGTGTATCACGCCCTGTTGTTGACGTCAATGATTCAGAGATAAACAGATTCGGGCTCAGTAGATACAGCCTCATAGGACGCCTCGGTGGGCGCGCTATGGGCGAACTGAACCCCACCTCCGTTGAAGACATAGTTGCTGATCCTGACACCTATTGTGTCAAGAACCCCGATGGTTGGAACAACCTAAAGGCCGGTTGTCCATTCAGCAACAACGGTTATGCCCCCAAGGGCAAGGGGGTGTTCTATAAGGTCAGTGGGGACCTGTTCCACTTCGGATGTTATGGCGATTCCCACCATCACCCTGGGGCTAAGGAGAAGGTCAATAAGAGCGGCAAGACTTATTGGAGCTATGTAGTCAGGGTCGAAGACTCAAACATAGTGTCCCACGAGAAGTTTTTGGCGATAGAGTTCGACGCTAAAACTCGTTCTGATTTGCAAGAAGTCAACGACTGGATGCGCTCTCAGAAGATGAGCCCATCGGTCATAGCCTATAACAGCAAGAGCGCTAAAAACTACGTTGTATTCCGCAAGCCTGTCGGGTCCAGCGATAAGCGCCCCGGTGAACTTGTATTCAAATCCGATAGCATACGCATAGACGCTGGGTTCAAGTTCAGCACCAGTGAGCATTGGAGGTACAAGGAGTTCGGATTCGATATAGACAATGAGTCGCTCCCCAACGCGATAGAAGGCATCACGCACATAAGTGTTGCCACGTGGAAGAGCCTGTTTATCAGCAAGGAACTCGTTGAGGTGCTGGAAGACATTGATTCCAATGCCGTGGCTCGGAAGCCTAAGGGTGACGTGTCCAATGACGAGGATGAACATTGGGATAAATACAAGAGGCGTATAGAAGGACACGCAGAGAAGGAAGTCAGGGCAAACTTCAAGATCGATAAGTTTGCCCACCTCCTTGGTGGGCTGGGGCTCGATATTGACCCCGACAGTGATAAGGATGTGGAGCAGCAGTTGGCTGATGCCGTACATGCTGCCCGTGGGAGAGCGTTCAATGTCAGGTGTAACAGGGCACCCCATCTGGTAACTACTTGGTCCCACGGTGGTGCTGGTCATTCCAATCACACCCACCTGACCTGCTGGATGGCTTCATGTGATGACTGTAGGCCCTTCGTTCTTGGTTCCATGGCTTCTGCCATAGAGGTTCAGGTATCCAAGTGGATGGACGCTGGATACTCAGTGGCTTCCTTCCGTGCCTCACATTCTGTGCTGTCTGATAAAACTGTGGCGAATTCCCTGAAGAATTGGTCGAGGAAGTGTGTCAACTCGCATTACACCTCGGGTCTCTTTAAAGAAGAGGAGACCCGAGGTGTAATGAACAATAGGTGGATAGCCATAAGGGGCCAAGAAGGCATAATATATATATTCGCCCACCACTCGGATCACGGGGGCAGGCACACCCCCACCTGCGTATCCAAAAATCCCGCGTTCTCCCCCACTGATTATTCAGACCTCGGGGCCATGTTCCATTCACCTGAGAGCATCCCGTCATCCGTAGACAAGGTCTTCACCGACGTGTACGCCATGGATAACGCACAACTCCGTGGAGATATACTGTACGGCGACCGGAAGTCCGTGAAGTACGTGAACTCACTCCGCAGGTCCATAACTGGGCGTGGATCCTCATCCAAAATGTCCAAAGAGGCCAAAGAGACCCAGCGTAAGAAGGACGGGGTTACAGACTTCAAGGCGACTGTGGGATACAACATGAGTGGCTTCTATGAGGAGGTGTCTGACATTGTTCAGCAGCCCATAACGGAACATGACACCACAGCGGGAGGCGTGTTCGATAAGTGTCGTCCAGGCAGGCTGCACCTGGAAGGGGTGAACACCACCAAGGCTATGGACGAAGCCGTGACAAGTGGGCGTGTGAATCCTGCCTCCGTAGGACACCGCAAAGGAACCAAGGCCCCCACCGTTCAGTCTGGGGACAACGACGGCATAAGCATCAAAACACTCGAAGAATTGCTCGATGAGCAGGGAGTCTAATATGAACAGGAAGCTGAGCGAGGATAAAGTGGGATACTTCTGGGATAAATTGACCGAGATAGATATAGATTACAATGAAGAAGGCTGGAGGTCAGGGCTTGGTGACTTCCAAAGAGTAGAACTGGACGATAACGGCCATACTTGGGTTAAAACCCATAATCTCCTTGCGATGCTGATAGAACAAGGCGGGCGTTACTGGCATAAAGGAAGTACCTATAGAGTGTACTTCAAGGATGAAGTCCTCAGACGAATTGCCAGGACCATTAATCCACCTGTACCGGGTCCGTTCTCATTCGACTCGGCAATGTCTGGCAAGGGTCACTTCTTCTGCTTGACGGCAAGGCGATGGTCTATAGGCATTGATAGACTCCCCGATAACCCACAGATGATCCTGGCAACCGCCAAACTAATAATTGCACTCGAAGAGTGGACTGGTCACTGGTGGGATAACTACGAGCAACCCTAATCAGAAATTCGTATTCGGTTGGGAGCCTATAGGCCCACGTTTAGTGTAGGAGGCAGTGAATCAACGCTCCTCCTACATTAAACGAAGGAGCCTAAAATGGACAAGTCAACCGCCCCCTCAACTGTTCTCGATGTGGTCTACGCCACGATAGAGGGAAGCTTCAAGGGCCGTAAGGTCAAGAACACCAACGTGGTTGTCGGTCCGGTGTTCAGTGAACTTTATCCCGCTGGAACCACGGCTTGGCGTGTCAATGCCCACACTGACGACCGTGGTGGACGCGGAATACACGCGGGCCAGATAACAATATCCTGTGACCGCGCCTCGGGCAGAATATCGGTGTTCGGTGAGCCCAGGCGCAATTATAAGACTGGAGGCAGGTTCACTGTATCGCCTGCCCATAGGGATATCCTAGCAAGACTCGCCATCAAAATTGAGTCAGTCCTTGAGGCCACCGAGGGCTATCAGAACCCAGACCCCACGTACCACGTCCACCAAGCCAAAACCGCAACCACTGAGGACTCGGCGTCGCAGTACTCAGACCACGAATTCATCTTCGAAATGTTCGCCAAGTAAGGGACCACACCAATGAAGACAAACCTCTCTGGCCTTCTGCTTCTCGCCAAGGCCCTCTCCCTCCCCGATGACCAGCCCCTTCCCAGTGACCCCATGGACCTGCTTCGCGACAACAGGAGTTCACATGCTTCCCCCGACCGTTCAACTCGCTACAACAGGAGTTCACATGCTTCCCCCGACCGTCCAACTCGTGATAACAGCCGTGGTCATTCTCGTGGGGGTGCCACTCGTGATGACCACGATGCTTAGGGAACTCGCCAGGATGGGAGCCGATAATGACTGACCTGTTCACCCGTGAGGAGGCCCAAGAAGTCTTGGACTCAGATCCCCAAGACCCGAAGATGGCCGATCTCGTTCACTATATGGCGCGGACCATCATAATCCTGCGGGACATTGTGGAGAACAACAAGAGCACTGCCAAGCAGTTGTTCTTGGTGGAGTATAAGCCCACTGTCCCGGATTCCACAGCCGGGGTATGTGTGTACGCCTCGGATGCAATCCCAGAAGGCGAGGTTGTGGTAATCACTTCGCTCAAATAAATATCCTTCTACGAAGGACCCCCAAGTGAGCCAGAGAGAGCTTCCTTGGGGGTCTTCTTGTATCTTGGATTCGTGGGCCTATGTCAGGTGCTACCAACACCCTAAGAGCCAAGGGAAGCCAAAGGAAGGGCCTCCCTTGGGCACTTGGATTCAGTGCCCGACGGTGAACGGCTCGTAGCCACCAGACTTGGGTGCCCACAGAACCTGCCTGCGTGCCCTGCCAGAAGCTCCAGCCTTGATACCAATGTGGACGTGACCACCACGCTCGGGCGCGTAGGCAATCAACTGGTCGAATGGGAGGTCCAGGCCAAATATGAGTGCCACAAGCTCAGAAGCTGTGTGGTCCTTGGCCTTGATATCCGCAGCCTCACCGGTCATGTGCGCAGAAGTCTTGGACCCACCCACTGCCTTATTGACTGCGGGGCTCCTATAACCTGAGGTCACACGCACCCAGCCTCCCACCGCTCCACGGATAGGGTCCAGGAAGTGTTGGGTCAGAATCAGCAGATTGGTTTTGGCCGCTGATGTGGGCTCATTGGGGAGCCCGGTGCTCGTGCGGGTTAATTCACTGAGCTTGAAGAATATGGACAGTCTGCCGTCGAAGCGCCTCTGGATGGTGTATGTCATCAGCCACTCTCAGCTATACGGGCAGCAAGCTCCAGAAGGTCACCCACGAGGTCACGACGCTCCTCGGGCGTGAACCCACCCTTGGAATACCTTATTATTTTGCCCACGAGCCTGAGTATATCCCCAACTGGGATTTTTATCGGCTGGCTAGAAGGGCGGGATGATTTGCGCTCCATGCGCTCACGGTGGTCTGGGTCTATCACTTCTTACCTCGCTTGCTTTTGCCCGCCTTCTTGAGGGCGATCGCGACAGCCTGACGCTGCGGCTTGCCCTCCTGCACGAGCTTCTTGACATTGTACTTGATGGTCTGCTTCGAGTGGCCTTCCTTCAACGGCATGACAACCTCCTTATTTGGCAGCCTCAATGAATCCACACTTGGGAGACTCGCACACGCCGGATTCAATTCTCGCATTCAAGGCGTCAAGACCACCCATTATGCGCTCATGCTCGCGTGTGTGATGCTTCATCATATCATCGACCTGATCCAGGTGGCGAGTGACTGCGTTGTGCATCATGGGGACTACGAGGTCCCTGAGGAGCTTGTAAACTCCCAACCCGATAAGAAGGCAAACACCGAGAGCAGCGGCTGGGCCGGTCAGTATGGGAAGCAGATTCTCGAAGGTCATCCCCTTCTCCTGTTGTAAGGGCGCGGTGGCACGCCCCCATTGTAGTTGTCAGGATAAGACCTTCTCCACTTGTCATAGACCTGTTTGGCCATTGGTTGGGGCATCAAGTCAGGTCTGGCCCAATATGGAGTAGGTCGCGTGGATTTGTCCAGTTTAGGCTCGGCAGCCGTTAAGGGACGTCTGGCGTCTCTGTAACAGCCTTCAGTGCATCAAGAACCGCACGGGCGATGATGCGGCTGTTGGCAGCAGAAGGGCTGGTAGAAGACGCGGGATCGTAAGCAGCCTCCCACTCTGGAATCTGGTCCACCGGGATGATGACCGGGATAATGAATCCCGTGGTGTCGTTGACGACCTCGAATTTCACCTGCTGGGTGTCAATGTCTACGCTGGGCATCAGAGGACTCCTGCGAGGTCGGTCTTCATGGCCTTCCGGTAGACCTTGAACCGCTGGCTCTCGTCGTTGAGAGCGATGGTGATGGTGTTCCCGCGAGTACCAAGCCCGACCATCCAGAAGAGATCGGTGGCAGCCGGGAGGATCGCTGCGGAGTTCCGGGAGCCGTTCTGGATGCGGCCTCCCGAGTTGTCGATGACCGTGAAGCAGCCAGAGCCGCCGTGACCGCCTCCGTACTGGAAGGTCGTCATGCAGCGGTCGGACGAGCCCACCCCCGCAGTGGCAGAGCCATTGACCGTGAAGACCCCGAGGGCCGTCTGCGTGCCGCCAGACAGGGCGTTGGCGTAGAGCCCGCAGGCGGCGATGGTGGTCGCGACTGTCGAGGCAGGGTCTACACAGATGCCATGGACGATGCCGTTGTCGAAGTCGCCCCGGTTCGTGTTGTCCGTCTGGATGTAGAAGATGGCCTGCGTGATGTCGTCGGAGGTGACCTGATTGCCGTCGATCTCCGCCGCCTTGTACCACCGAGGCGACCGGTGGTTCGTGCCTGCCGACCAGTTGTAGTCGGCAGAGCCCACCGCGAGAGCGTTCCACACGACCGTGTGCCAGCCCCCAGCGTAGCTGATGGACTGGATGAGGTTGTCAGGGTCGTAGAGTGTCCAGGTCCCGTCGGTGAGGTCGATGGGACCGTCGAAGGGCACATCATAAAGGGAAGCCGAAACAGCAGGAGGCGCACCCCCACTGGCCCCGGTAACGGGATCGAAGCAAGGAGTGACAGACATCTGTTACTCCTGCCAAGTGATGCAGGACTGTGCAAAATTCGGCGTTCCAGCGTCCACCTTGGCGAACAGGTAGAGATTGCCATTGCCCGGACCCGCGAGGATCTGGAACAGGGGCATGTCCACCTTGAAGGCAGCACACGCTGAGGTGGTAGTGGTGATGCCCGGAACGATTGTCGCCTCGGTGTCTGGCACGAGAACCAGATCACCTGCGGCATCAGCACAGACTCTGATAGTAACCTTCGTAGCGGCCCCGACATTCGTTAGACGAACGTGGATGCCATTGACGATGCCCCGGAAGTTACGCTTCGAGGCCATTAGCGGGGCAAGCTGCGCGTTCAGGTCATGGACGTGAACATCGGCAGTGGCGAATGCGGTCCCGAGGACCGGGGGGGCGGCGGGGACCTGCACAGAATCGTGCAGGAAGTGAGTTATACGAGTGGGCACGTTGGTTCCTCCTCATGCTCGGACGGCTGGTTGTACTTTACTCTGCCTTGACCTCGACGTCTTCTCTGACGCCCCTGATCAACTCTCTCTGCAAGACTTCTTCTCTTCTACCTGCACCGCCCTTCACACGTGGAACAGTAAGTTCCCCGAGTGCCTCAGCGGTGGACTCAGGAAGACGGCCCTCGGTGTACAAGACAGAACCCCCAGGCTGGGGCTCCCAGAAGGTCGAATAGAGAGGAAGCGCCCTGTCTATCCCAAGTGGGTCAAGACCACGAAGGATGGCTATACGAGACAGGGCCTCGTTGGTCGGGCGCATAGCATAATATCTCGGTGCCTTGCCGGGACCGGGTTCCCACATAATGTGCGGAATACCTTCTGGGGGCTGGGCTATCCAGGTCATCCCGGTGGGATCAGTGGGGTCTGCGTACTTGGGTGGTGGCTTGACCTGAGTATGCGGGAAGGAATTGGTGAATGTGTTCCACGCCCCACCCTGCTCATGGTACGGGTCCTGAGCATTGGCTATAAGCGCAGCGGCCCAGTACGCCTTCTCGTCGGTTATGGGTCTGGAATCAGGGATGCCCTGTGTGGCGTAACCCTCTCCTTCTTGGAACCGCTTATAGGCGTCGAAAACACCTGGAACAAGGATCTCAGAACCAACTTCTGCTGCTGCTCCAAGTCCACCATATATGAGTGCCTCTCCTCCGTCGAGAACACCGCTAACGTTATCTTCGGTCAGGCTGGCAGCATATGCTACATCCCCAACCCATTTATCCGCACCACGGGCGAGGGCTATGGTCCAATCGATAGGCTTGAAGGCAGGGGACTCAGGGAGGTAATAATCATCACCTTCGATGTTCATCATCCCAATAGTCTTGATGGCCTTATCACCACGCAGGTTGTAGGGATCCTGGTACTTGGCACGCTCCCGATGGGCCTTGAGGTAGGAACTCACCAACGCGGGGTTGTCCAACACCTTGCCACTCAGTTCTGCGGCGGCCTGATACGCGAAACCAGCATTGCCGTATGCCTGGGCAGCCTGTTCGGCAAGCAGACCAGGAACTGAGGCATAATCGAAGTTTGACCTCCGAGCAAGTTCAGCGGCGTCTGCGGGTGCCATTCCTGCCGCGAGCCCAGACTCAAACACGTTGCGCCGGAAGTTGCGCTCGATGTTGTCAGCGAGAGTGTTCCAGTAGGAGCGACCGAAGGGATTGGCCTCCTCGTACAAGAAGTCGTATGCGGCCTTCTTCGCACCCTTGTCCAGCCCTTGCGCCTTGGCCTGCGCCTTGGCCTGCCTTCGGAGGTCTTGTGCGAGAGAACCCACCCTGGATGACTCCAGACGGGTCATACCCAGTCCGTACTCATTGGCGAGGTTGTCTATCATCCTTGGGGAGTAGTAGGTCCCATCCGGGGCTTCAAGACCCCCGGAGTACACCCTCCGCTTCATAACCTTGTTTATGGCCTCAGTGACGACCTCTGGGGTCATCTGTCTCCCTATGGCACGCAAGGTGGGACCCACACCAATGGTGGACATAGGTATCAGATATGTCGATGCGACCCGCTCTGCAAGAGGGATGATGTTGGGAGCTATGTATCCAGTGTTTATGCGCTGGAACACATCACGGCGCACGCGACCAATTATATCCGAGAAGGTATTCGATGACAGGTAACCACGTTGCTTGACAGGAACCGAGTCCAGCATCCGGAACAGTTCTTCCCCACCCTTGTTAAGCGCAGCGGCAACCGCCGTATCCTCAGGGAGAGAAACGTACCTGGGACCCACTGCCCCCCTGAGGTACTCGGGGAGTTCCAAGAAGGTCCCGGCCACAGGGTTGGCAAACGAGTCTCTGGCTATCTTCTCTGCCTGGGCGGTGGATATTGAGGAACCAACACCGAACGTACTGACACCCCCTTGGTCTGTGGACCTGAGCCTGAGGGCGAGGTCCACGTCAGGAGTGGACTCGGACACCATTCGAGTCAGAGCCTTGTTTTTGAGTATCTCCTTCTTCAACCCGGACTCTATTGTGGCCTTGACGAAGGCCATTTCAACGTCGCCCTCTGTGAGCTTCCCAAGCAGACCACCCGTAACTCCCGGAAGAACGCCCTCTCCTACGAAGAACGAGTCAAGAGCTTTGACCTGATCAATACTAGGATAGTTATTGAACTCAACGGAGATCGGCTTATCGCCCTCAGCGGGACGGACATTAACCCCGAGTTCACTCCAGCGGGTGTCAGCCTCTTGGGCTATTGCAGCCTTGATTTGGTCCTTAGCGGGACCGCCGTACAAAGAGTCCAGGATTGAATCCCAAGCGGTGGTCGGGCTATCCCCAACCCCACTCAGGGTTGTTTCGAGCAGCCTCTCGATAG